ACTTTGACTGCGAGTCGATGCAGGCGACTGCGGCGACCATGCTCAAGATCATCGGACGGGAAGCGGCGGCTGCCGCCCCGGTTGACACCCCGGACGGGGAACCATGAGAACCATCATTTCTCTCGTCACGTTGTCCGTCCTGTTGCTCTCCGCTTGCACCACGCCCCCTCCAGTGAGCGGCAGCATCTCCAACAAGTTTGGCACGCTCAAACTCCTGCCGGACGGCCACGTCGAAATCACCGTCGAGCCCCGCACCGGCAAGTAAGCCGCAATCCAAAGCACCCCGCCAATCATGAGCGCATCACTTTGGATCGCAATCCAGCAATCCCTCGGAATCACCGCCGACGGCATTCCCGGCCCCCGCACCGCGCAGGCCGTCGCCGCCAAACTCGGGATTGTTGTCACCACTCCCGCCTCCACGCCCGCCGCCCCGGCTCCGACCGGCGGCGGCATCGACTCCCGATCCGCAGGCAACATCGCCACACTCAGGAAGGACGCGCAAGGCAAGGCCCGCGAATGGTTGCTCAAATGCCTTGAGGCGGGCATCAACGTGAAGATCATCTGCGGCAACCGGACCTATCAGGAGCAGGACGCGTTGTATGCACAGGGCCGATCCACACCGGGGCCGAGAGTGACCAACGCCCCGGCCGGCTATTCTTGGCACAACTTCGGCGTGGCGTGGGACTTCGTCGTCTTCGACGCCAACGGCGAACCGCAGTGGGAAAGCCCGCTCATGGAACGCTGCGGGAAGATCGCCGAATCGTTCGACCTCGACTGGGGCGGCAGTTGGACCACCTTCCAGGACACGCCGCACATCCAACTCAAGACCGGCCACACGCTGGCCGAAGCACAGCAGTGCGTGAAGGCCGGAACCTGGTGGGTTTAACAGTCGATGAAATGCCGAGCCGACAATCTGCGTATTTCTTGCTATGAAGACGATCGTCTGTTTCATGGCAGTCTTGGCAAGTCCAGTGCTTGCGGTAAACGAGGGCTTCCTCACCGCACCCGAAGAACACCTTGATCGTGCACTAAACAAAGCCATTGAACTCAAGGACGTCAATTTGATCACCACCGCCGCGAGCGTGGCCGTCACTGTCCTTGGGGAGCGGTCCTTGCCACTTATCAAGAAGGCCACAGATGGACTTGCAGGCTGTCCGATAGAGCCAAGACAGTTTGATTTACTGGTGGCTTTTATAAGCAATTGTTCATCAGTGTCTAGCACACTACGAGATCGAAATCTTGCGTTTGCCGTCGAAGTCGCAAGCCAGATAGGGCCGAAATCGAAAAACCCCAAAATCTTCTTACTGCGGGAGGAACTGTTCCGTCTACTTATCAACGATCATGACCCTGAACCATCAACGGAGACAATTAAAGTCCTCCAAACCCTGTTCAAACAAGAGCATTTTCTCCAACAGGATCCAGAGTTGGGTTATACTGATTCATCGCCAGAGCGCTTCGCTTCCGATCTAATGGTTCTTTCACCACGCCATTATCTCGCCTGCTTCCGCAACATCGGGACATTCCAAGAACAGCAAGCCTACCTGATTCAGGCCACTCGACAAAGTCCTTACGAACATTTCTATCTACGGGAACTCTCCAGACGTGGCTGGGCCTCCAAGCGCGACGCCGAAAGGCTTAGTGAGCTTTGGCAGGTGAATGAGATCCGAAACTCACACAATTTCACGCCGAGGGTCCCACCAGCGAAGGCCAAAAGTTGGGAAGAGCGGGCGAATTGGCTCGCGAATTTCTACTTCCCGGTGCTCAAGATACCTGTTAGGCCAGCTGATTTTGCCGATCTCATCGTGTTCAGGCCCAAGGAAAGTGAGGCTCTCATCCAAACGCTATCCGCGAAAGATCAAGCGGAATGTCGGTTTTATGCGGGAGCAGGGATTGCCGCGACCAATTGGCAGGAAGGGCTTCGGATCATGCGTGAATCGAAATGGAAGCCTGCCTACATCCAGAACGAGTACGGAGAGGAATATATCCCGGCTACTTATGGTATCTTCATGTTGGCCATCTCGCCTGACAAGACGGAGCGAGTGAAAGGCACCGACCGCCAAATCGCCTTGGAACAGGCCAGTGCACTTGGATTCTTGCGAACTGGAAGTTTGGATGTCATGCGGCAAATCATCGCGAATCTCACATCGCAGGAAGAAATCGACAGGATTTTAGCCTACGTTTCTAACAATTTAGCCTGTCATAGTTATGGAGTGATGGTTGAACCACTACTTGACGAGATCCGGGACACTCGTCGCTCGGCGCAGGCCCGGTGCAATTTTGTGGGAAGTGTGTGGCGCAGGGCGATTCCCCCGTGAGCCGTCCGACAATCCATCGGACCGTTGACACCGGATCTGAGTCATGGCACGCGGACTCTTCATCACCGGATTCACCGTTGCCGAGGTGCTTAGCATCCAGCGCCGCGCCAAGGAAATTCTTCTTGAGGGAAAGACGGTCATGAACTGGAACGATGCGGAAACATCCGTCTCCAAGCAGTTCGTCATGCCTGTGGACCAGGTGCTTGAGGAATGCGCATACGCGTTGCGCATCCTTGATCCGGCAACCTACGGCAGAGCCCGCAACGTCGCCGCTTCATTCATCGACGGATACCTATCAAAATGATCAGTTTCAAGAATATCGCCCTGCGCTGGTTGCCTCCGATTCTCGTTCCGAAAGCGTGGTGGTCGTCGTATGAAGCGGCTAACTGGTCGCCGCGTCGTGGCACGGTGCCGGGGGCATATCCGACCGACGCCCGTAATGAACTCACACCCGGCGTGCGCACCGAGCTGGTCCGCAAGTCGCGCTACCTCCACAAGAACAGCGGATTCGTCAGGGAACTGGTCGCCAACATGGCGATCTATTCGACCGGCGACGGCATCCGCGTCCAGGCGCAATCCGGCAATCCGACATGGAACCGCGCCGCCGAGGATTACTTCGCACTATGGTCGGCCCGCTGTGAAATCACCCGGCGGTTTTCGTTCGAGGAATGCCAGGCACTTGTCTGCCGCGGGATGGACATCGACGGCGAGTATTTTGTCCACAAAACCCGCGATGCCGAAGGTGAGCCACGCATCCAATTGATCGAATCCCACCGCATCGGCGACGAGTTCGGATCGAAGGACACCATCGACGGCGTGGGACTCGACGCCTGGGGTGCACCGGTGTTCTATCGGGTATTGGAAGACGGCGGCACGTTCCGCGACATCCCGGCACCCTCACTGCTTCACCTGTTCGAACCCGAATGGGCCGGCGGCGTGCGCTCGCATCCGACGATGCAGCACTCGATCAACCATGTGCTCGATGAAATGGAATTGCTCGCCCTGGAGAAACACGCGGTGAAGGACAACGCCGACGTGGCGCGTGTTCTGAAAACGGCCCGTGGCGAGTTGGATGACAACGGTGACTTCGTGGTGGGACAGACTGGGGCTAACAGCGAGGCGAGCGACCCGGTTTCTCTTCAACGGATTGTCGGCGGAAAATTGGTGGCCCTCAAACCTGATGAGTCGCTGGACAGCTTCCAGTCGAACCGCCCGAGTCCCACCTTCACCGGTTTCCTCGAACACCTGAGGCGTGACTCGGCGCTCGGCATGATCCCTTTCGAGTTCGCGGCCGATTCCAGCAAGGTCGGCGGCGCAGGCGTGCGCTTGATTGTCGCCAAGGCGGACCGCCGGTTCTCATTCCGCCAGATGATTCTTGAACGCCGCCTGATCCGGCCGGTTTGGGCCTATGTGATCGGCGACGCCATCAGCCGGGGACTGCTGCCGGCCATCGCCGGATGGTGGAAGATCAGTTCGGTTCCGCCAAGGCGTGTGACTGTGGATGCGGGACGCGAAGCCCAGCAGAACCGCTCGGATGTCGAGATGGGCCTGAAAACGCTCAGCGACCATTACAGCGAACTCGGTGCCGACTTCGGGGAGGAAATCGAACGGCGTGCGACGGATGCCAAACTGATTCTGGAAACCGCCAGCAAGTATGGCGTGCCGGTCGAGATGCTTTGGAAGCCATCGGGCGCCCCCGTCCAACAGGTTCCTCAAAAAGCGCAGGGCAAATGATGCCGCGTGCGGGATCGAACCCGCATCTCCGGCCATAAAGGACGGACGCTACCTCGGTCAGGTCACCGATTGGAGACGAGACTGTCCGGTATTCATTCCCGGTTACGCCAACGCGGCACAGACCAACATCGGGCATTCCGGCCAGCGATACAAGGCAAGTGTTGGGAGTGTTCATGTTGACACCGCCAACCGGGCGTGAATCCGGTTCTTCTTCAAAACAGTGAGTGGCTGATCCAGCCCGAGGCGCTGCAGTCCATGGCTGCGGCAATCAATATGTTCCGTGAACGTGGCGGTGCGCTGCCGCAGTCGTCTCCGACCAACCCGCTCCTCACCGTTGAGGATGGCATCGGGGTGGTTGCCATCGACGGCCCGATCCTCCGCAAGGCGGATGTTTTCGACCGCGTGTTGTTAGGTGCCACTGACTCCGCTGAAATCGACTCGGCCCTGCGTGAGGCCGGTGGGCGTGACGACATCAAGGCGGTGTTTCTCGATATCGACTCGCCCGGCGGCACCGTGGCCGGCACACCCGAACTGGCCACCACCGTCGCATCGATCAATGCGCAGAAGCAGGTCTATGCTTTCTCTTCCGGCCTGATGTGTTCCGCTGCCTACTGGATCGCCAGCCAGGCACGCGCCATTTATGCCACGCCATCGGCCCGTGTCGGGTCCATCGGTGTGGTGCAGACCGTGATCGACGACACCGCCGCGCTCGATGCCAGGGGCCTCAAGGTGGAGGTGTTCGCGGTCGGCAAATACAAGGCGATGGGCGCACCCGGCACACCGCTCACCGACGACCAGCGTGAACTGATCCGCTCGAACCTGGCGGAAACCGCCGGGGAGTTTCATGCCGCCGTGCTGGCGCGGGGTCGCTCGATTCCATGGTGAAACGGCTCGCCGGTTTCAACCTGCATGAGACGACGATCATCCCGTCCGACCACCCGGAAAAACTCGTCGGCTTCGCGGCCCATGCGAGCGCGGTGGCGGTGGCCATGCATTACCTCCAGCCGGTCGCCGAATACCAGCAGGCCGGTGCCGTCACCGATCCGCAGACCGGCATGACCTTCGGTTACCTGCGCTTCACCGACACCCGTGCCAACAAGGTGTTCGTCACCCTCGAATGCCTCTATGGCTTCGTCGCCGCCAAGACCGATGCCCTCAAGCGGATCGTCAAACCCTGATCAAACTCCAACCTAACAGAAACATAGCCATGCTTCCATTCAGTCAAACCGGCAATGCCGGATCCATCCTCAGCCATGTCGTCATTCCCGCCGGTGGCCGCGACCGGGTTCGCGTCCAGTATGTGAACGCCACTTCCGACAAGGCGGCTTCGTTGCTCACCTTCAAGGCACCTTCGAAATCGACGATTGTCACCGCCGCCAGCGCGTCCGCCCAGACCGTGGTGAACTGCGTGCCCTACTCCGG